TGATATTGTTATCTTCAGCAAACTTTCTAACATAAGGTAATAGACCATAGTATATTTCACCTGTGGCATACTTGAATAGTCTTATTTTTCCATCCCAATATCTATTTCTATATTGAGGCATAAACTTATATCCAGGTACCTCAAAAGTAAAAAACTCTGATAGTTCTCTACGAATATCACTCTCTGCTTCTATAGAGAGATAGACTTCATTCTTTTTTTCTAGTATTAGATAGCGATTTTCAACCATTGATTAAATAGCACCAGAAGTAAACTTCCGCCATTCAATTGCGTCTTTGATTAAAAATCCTCTGTTAGATATTTGCTTGATTGTTTTATCCAGATAATCACAAATAGTTTTTAAGTATTCTACTTTTTGTTTTAACTTGATATAATCTTCATCTGCTTCAATGTATTTGTCAACATCTTGCTTTAGAATTTTTAAATTGAATGGTTTAGTTTGATATACTGCTGGGTCTGCCTTTCCAGTATAATATTCCCATTTATGTAATTTCACAATATTTAAATCTGCTTGTGTTTTAGATAACAATAGATTAAACTTATTGTAATGCTTCAAATACTCATTATGTAATTGTGGAGTTTTTAACGCTTCTAGGTCTAACTCCGTATCGTTAATTTTTAGTTTTTTGTCTGTTAATTCTTGTAATTCTTCCAAGGTCATAATAAAATTCCATTGTGTTTATTACTAGTATTCTATACTAAATCTAGTAGTTTGTCAAGCGTCTATGATGTTGCAAGTGTGGCAGTTTTGCCTGGTTCTGCAAATTCATAATACGCATATTTAAAGGTCACCGTACTCGTCAAGTAGTTTACATCACCTGCCTGTTGTGAGAAATTAGCACCTGTAATTCCTACAGGAAAGATATCTGTAAATCGTACTTCTTTAATAACATTGTTCTTTGCAGATAATATAGATAATGTAGCGTCTGATAAAATAGCACCTTGAGGTTGGGCAGTACCTTCTCTACCAGCGTCTCTATTTACATTCTCTTTACCTTGATTAGGAAATCTATCTCTACCTGCGGCCATTAGATTACTATAATCTTTATGGTCTACAGGAAAACCTAAACCTCTTAACCAACCATATATCTCTTCAAAGTTTTCAAATTTTTCGTCTACCATATATGTAAGACTTAAATCTCCAAAGTCAAGCTTTGTGCCTGGCAATGGTATATCTCTTAAAGAAGTAACCTGTGTTGCATTACTCATTTGTAGGCTTGGTATATTTACTTCTGTACAAAAGTATTCTACCTTTGGAAGTTTAGTAATGCTAAATTTGAATTGCGTTGGAGACGCATAATCCAATTGTGTAGGTTGTCGTGATATTGCGTTTGTAGTTGTCATACTACTATTTATATGGCTTAAAAAACCCCTAGTAAAATGAATTACTAGGGGTCATAGATTACGCTAGTTGTTTTGCGATTTCTTGTTCTTCATTACTTGCATAATTTTTATCCCAATTATCAATATGTTTTTTCATAAACATTCTAAACAATGGGGGTATCAATGCAATAGTAAATAGAGTAAAATACCCTACGCCTGTATTAGGAGCGCCTACATCATCAAGTTCCCAAAAATGAGTTTCGCCTCTATCGTGGTGGTCTGCTTGGCGACCAATCTCAATAAAGAACCAACTTGTAAACAATGTAGCATTATCCCAATTATGACGATAATCTATCGGTTGATTTTTTACTCTTATTAAACCGTAGTGTTCTAGGTAGTTCAATGCTTCTAACTCAAAGTTTGAGATAACCCACATTGCAGCCAATACAGCAACACCTGTCCAACCACCTGCTAAAAAGAATAAACTTACAATAGGTACGGACATAAGATATCCTCTTATCCATCTGTTATCAAAACTGATAAAAGATTTACCTACTCTACTTAATCTTGCTTTCTCCATTTCAAAAAGAAATTTTGATTGACCAAGATATGATAGTAAGTAATGTCCATATATTGTACGACCACGAGGTGCAGTCGCTGGGTCATCTTCACTCGCAAGTTCAAGATGATGATTGTATACATGAGCGTAGCAGAAATGTGCAGACCCACTTAACGCCATCATCCATCTACTGATTACAAAAGAAAAACCTTTTGTGTGAGATAGTTCGTGACCATAAATTATACCGATACCTAAAAAGATACCAGCACTTAATGTAGTGCCTAATAATTCTACACCTGATACGCCACTAAAAAGTTTGTAAGCAACGATTAGTTGTAGTATTAAAAACACAGGTAACATTAAATACATTACGGAGTTTTGTAACCACGCAATACCTAATGTTTCGCCATCTTCATCAACCCCAGCACCTTTAGTTTGGTATGTGATTAATGTATCTATTATTATTCCAAGACCTAATAACGCTACACCAGTCCAAGCGAATATACCGCCTATGTGTATGCCTAGTGCTGTTACGATTATTAATATTGGTGCAATGAAATAACGGACATTTGTTAATAATTTTAACATAATGCCTCCTGACTTTACCAGTCATTAATTGCATAACTCTAATCCTTTTAGAGTTCTAGTATTATTTATAACATAAGTGGTTTTATTTGTCAAGAGTTTGACGCATATAATAAAATCTGAATATACTAATATTATAATGCAGGCTAAAAAAAGGGGACCAAAAGAGGTCCCCTTTTAATTTTGTTATTACTAAAGTAATAAGTTTACTTACGATTACGCAAGGTTTACAACTTGTACTTTTCTGTAATATCTGTTTGCGTTAGCAGCACCAGAACCGTCAATAACAGCGTCAGAAGAAACACTTGCCTCAGCAAAAGGATTTGCCTGTAGCCCGTATCTAGTTTTGAAACCGATTTTAGGTTGGAAAGTGTCTTGACCAACTGCTCTTACCATTTGTAGTGGTACATATGGGCAGTAGAATAATCCTGCGTCATAAGGTGAAGTACCTTTGTAACCAACAACATAAAATTGTTTTGTTGCCTGGTTTGCAGAATAAGGGTCAATGTATACTTTAAATCTTCCGTTTAATACTCCAGCGAAAGTATTACCTGTGTCATCAACATTTAGATTGTTGTTTAATGCAGGTGTATAGTCAAGTATACCAGCCATTTGCAATGCAGAAGCGACATCAGAAGAACAAACGATTATGTTCCCTTTGCCTCTTCTTGTTCTTTGAGCGATTGCGTTAGCGTCTCTCTCTAATTGGAACATAAGTCCTTTAAATCTCTCAACTGACCATCTACCATTACTATCTGTATCTAAATCAAAGATACCAGCGTTAGTAGTGTCTGTTTGAGCACCTTTTTCAGAGTTGATGTAAATTGTTCTTACAACTTCTCTGTTTATCTCTGCCAAAATTTCAGCAGATAAGATGTTTGCCAATTCAGTTTCAGCGTCTAAGCCGTGAATTGCTTTAAGGTCTTGTGCAAGTTCCATTGTGTACTCAGCCTTTAGTGCTCTTGACTTCGCAGTAACGGTACTTTTCTCTATTGAGAAAGCCATTTCAGCAAAAGCGTTGTTAGCACTATCTCCAAGTGCTTCAGCACTTGCAGTAGCCATAGCAGTACCAGCAGTATAAGTGCCAGCAGAGCTATCGTTTAGTACAGCAGGGTTAGTTTGTGAATTTGTTGAAGTACCAGCACTTCCAGGAATGTTTGCGTTAGCAGCATTTCCAGAAAATTTACTTTCAGCTTCATCAAATAATGCTTCAGTTCCACCTTGCGTTTTGTATCTGCTTCTCATTGCAAATATCAAGCCTGTTGGACCTGACATTGGTTGTACACCAGCAATATCATAAGCAATAAGGTTAGGCATTGCTCTTCTTACTAGTGAAATAAGAATTGGATCCCAGTTCGCAACATTAGAACCAGTAGCGTTTGTCGGCGCCGCTTCAGTCATAAACTGAGCGTCTTCTTTTAGTGCATTTTCTTGGTTTTCAAGAATAACACTTGTAACAGCTCTCTTGTAACTATCGCTGATTTTTGGTAAATCAGGATGGTCTAATACTGGCTGCCACTTTTTTTGGTAGTTTTCAGATAAGTACATATCTTGTTCCTCTCTCCTTTAAAAGTGATATTAAGATAACTTAATATCTTTTGTTTTACTAATAGCGGTAGTATAAGCAGCCATTGCACTAGATAAGTCCGCCGTATTGTCTACACCGTTCGTATCAGCTACCGCATTATCTACTTCGCTGTCAGAGTTTGCTTCTTTTTTTACTCCAAAGTAACTCTCTTTAATTGTCATCACTTTAGTTCTAAAATCTTCAGCATTTGTAAACTCAACTTCTTCTGTAAGTTTAGCAAACTTCTCTTTAGAAGTGTCTGCCAAATCAGAAGAAACATCAGCCAAAATTATAGACTTTTCTTGCAGACCTTTATCTGCGTTCAGTTCTACATTTTTAGCAATCTGTTCGTTCAGTTTGTTTTCCAGTTCTTCAATTTTTGAAGCCTGGTCCTCTAACACATCATATTTTTCATCAGGTACATCAATGTAATGGTCTTCAAATAGTTTTTTCAGACCGTTAATGAAATCTTCCGCAATTTCGCCCTTAATGCCTTTTTCAACAGCAAGTTCGTTTTCTTTCATCCATTCTTGTACAACATAGTTTAAGTATTGGTCAACTTTTTCTACAAGTTCAGATTTTACTTTAGAAGTTTCAGTTTCAAATTTCGTATTGTAATCTGCTTCCATTTCTTCTGCAATTTCTTTTACTTTAGAAGTAATCGCAGCTTCAAATATAGTAGCAGCCTTGGCTTTAAATTCTTCTGACAAGTCGTCTTCTCCAGAGGTTAAAGCGTCAATGTGTTCTTTAACATCAACATCTTTTGCTTTCTGGTCATCTTTAACATCTTCTTTCTTACTCATCTTATAACCCTCTTCTTTAGATTTTTCATCTTTGTGAGCGTCTTCAGACTTGTCTTTTTTCTTGTCAAGATATTTTTTTAGACCGTCAGGCATTTCTCCCTCGGAAATCTTCTCGCCTTCAGAATTTTCTGTTTCTTCCTTCTTTGCAGAAGGCATTGGGTCAGCCGCACCAGCATTTTTCTGTTGGGCGTCACCTGAAACAGGTTTAACTTTTTTCGTTGCGTCAGGATTACTATCTGTAGGTTTAACTACAGCAGTACCTAAATCTTCAGCCTCGTTTGAAAGAGGTGAATTTTCAGCAGGAACAGCGTTCTTTTTCGGAGCGTCTGCCACCGTCATTTCGGCAACTTGCTTTTCTGTCTCGGCCATATTGAAGTTCTCCTTTAATCGTATTTTTTAGTAAAAAAATAATTATTTTTTCTTCTTGAATAATATTTATAAGATTATAATCCTTTAAGGAACGATTTGAACACTTTAGCCTTCGCTTCTGCAATTTTCAATCGTTTTGCCTCTTGAATATACTCTTTATATTCTTCAATTTCTTTTTGTTTAATCACACCGTTTTCCCATATCCACTCTTTTCCTTCCATAATTCCTTCTACGAAAGCGTCTGGAGCCGATGGGTCGGCAACTATATCGGCCGCAGTTGCAAGATAAAAGTCTTTTCCGACCATTGCCTCACCACCTCTGCCTCTTTGTAATGAACCCATACCTCTTGAAGAAACGCCTAATTTAGCGCCTTCGTCAATAAGATTTTTAACAATCTTACCATATGGAGTGTCCATTATTTTTGCTTCGCCGACAAAGTTATTACCATCAGGATAGAGATTAGTAATCATATGTGATACTCTCTCTAAATTAACGGTTGGTCCGTCAGGATGTCCTACCTCACCAAATGCCCTTTTCTGCTCAACAAATTCTCTGTTATATCTACTTACTTCTTTAGCAAGTGTCTCTTTAGGATATACTCTACCATTACGGTTCTTAATTTCAGATTGTAAAAAAATACCTCT